CTCAGCAGCATCTTTTGCGGATTGAACGTGTACGCCTTGTTCTTTTAGGTCGGCTAATTCTCTAAGTCTAACGGCTTGCAGTCTATAATTCTCTGCCGTTTCAGCGTCAAAATCAGCCACCAACGCAAGCTGTGAGGCACGATCCATCGATGCTGCTCGATCTCTGATTTTTGCAACCTCTAAAAGCCCAATCTCTTTAGCGGTAAGCCCGACCTGTGACTGGCTCTCTCGGAGCTTTGCAATCTCAGCGTCGATGCCTTCAATAGTCTTTCTTTGCTGATCGTAGGATTTTTGTTGAGCGTCTTTGTATCTACCGTAACTTGCCTCACCGTCTTTTAAGGCCTGATTCAAATCTTCTTGCTCGATCAGCTCTTCTATCAACTGACGAATCCTAATTTTCTGATCGTCGTTTAGTTTATTGAGCTCTGGCAAGTATTTGATTAATACATCATAAGCTGCTCTTTGTCCGGCAGTCATTTCATTGAGCGGACCAAGACCGTCAGCGAGCTTTTGGATTTGATCGCTAATTGAGCTGGTAACCTTCTCGTAAGCCTTTGTTTGCTCTTCGGCGGCTTTCTTCGCATCCTCGCGTTTTTTAGCCTCGGCTTCTAGTGCGATATTAGCGTTCAGAATCTCCACGATCTCTTGCTTGCGCTGCTCGGTGAGCTTAAGCGTGCCGTTTTGGATTTGCAGCATAACGTCCAGGGCTTGCCTTTGCGCCGCTGTCAGCTTGCCGTGATTGGCTTCCTCAAGCAGCATTTCAGAGTTTTGCTCGCGCAACTTCTCAATGAGCTTCTTGTAAGCCTCTTCTTGCTTTTCAATCTCTTTGATCTGTTCTTTAGTCAGTGCAATTTGTTTCTGTTGCGCTGGCGAAGCGTTTGCTTCTAAGAATGCAGCGCGTTGAGATTCTGTTTCATAAACCGCCTTGGTCGCGGACTCGGCTTTCTTGTTCTCAGCAACCATTGCGCTTATTGCGTTGACTGCTGGCACAGCGGCAGCAGTTACAGCCATGATTGCAAGCGCAACCGGATTAGCAGCAAAGGCAGCAGATAGAGCGATCACGCCGGTCGTGAGAGCGCCAACAGCGGCAGTGATAAGCGGCAGAGCAGCAAGCAGAGCGCCGCCCGTAAAGATTGCAGCCCAGATCATCAGCTGTGTCTTATTGCGCTCAATAGCGTCGCCAAGCGTCGTTACGCCGCTTCCAAGACCTGATAGCAGCGATGTTAGTCCACGCACAGAGTCGAGCAAAAGATCGCCAAACAAGCCCTTGTTGATCGTCCTAAAAAGCTCATCCCAAGTATCGCCAAGGTTGCTAATGGCACCGTCAAGCGTGTTTGCTCGATTCTCCATAGCGCCAGCAAAATCAACCTCGCCTATCGAGCGAAGATACTGCGTAATCTCGGCAGCGTTCTTGCCAATATTGGTGCTAACGCCTCTAAAGGTTAGCGTGACACGGTCACCCTCTGCATTGGCCTTAATGCCAAATTCTTTTAATCGCTCAAACTCACCTGTTGCAGCGTCAGCTATAGCCTCGATAAGATCGTTGAGGCTCTTACCCATCGCGCTTGCGGTGTTGCCATAGCTCTTAAGAGCATCTGCGCTAGCGTCTAAGCCTAACGCCTTCATCTTAATAAATGCGCTCGTTACTTCCGCAAGGCTAAAAGGCGTAGTGGCTGCGAAGTTCTTAATCCAAGCAAACTCGATCTCAGCGTTGCGGCTGGAGCCTGTAACGGTGATAAGCGATGAGTTCAGGATGTCAAACTCGCGCTGTACTTGCACGAGCTTGGTCGTAAAGGCTTGAACAGAGAAAGCGCCAGCGATAGCGCCAAGAGCAGTAGTGACGCGATCAATAGACTTCTCGACGCTACCCATAGCGCTGTCGACTGTCCTTTTTGCTTTGTCCATGTCCTGTTGCAGCCGGACAATGTTTGCAGCCATCTCAATCGTAAGCGTTCCGACTGTGCCGTTCATTTTTTAGCCTGAATGAATGCCTTAAATGCGTTTCCGAGTTTCTTGCTTACTGCTGCGCGGTCAAAGGTGTTCACTGGGTCGCCATGCGGGGGTGGTCTATCCGGTGATTCAGCCTGCCTAAACTCGTCCAAGTATAACCTTGACATGCCTAAAAGGATAGCAAACTCCCAAGGCTGCAAATCGATACAGATAGAGTCAGACCAGTGCTTTAATGTCGTTGGAGACAAAGGGCTTGGGCCTTGGCCGTTATTCTCGACCATGCCAAGCGATGTCCAGTATCCAAGGAGATACTCGGCTTGCACATCCGGCATCAGCGGAGTGCCGCCACGATTCAAAATATCCTGCTGTCGCGTAACAGGCTTTTCTTTGCTGACAGACTCAGACTTTTTAGGGGTGGCGTGAAACCAACCGAGCTGGCGAGCGTAGAGCGTTAGTTCTTCTGCGACTTCTGCATAAAATTTGACCAGTCTCCGATGTGCTTGTTGACTTGCTCAGAGATAAAACCAATCGTCGCATCGAGATAAACAGCCTTGAACATCTCATAGCCTGTCAGGTCTTTGTAACCAAAGTTATTAAAAGACACAGTGCAGGATGCCAAGAACTCTGCATCGAGCTCCCGCTGCTCGTTGTCCTTCATCTTCTTGCCACCCTTTTTCACAAACTCAAGCACTGCGCGATTGCGGATGCTTTGAGCTTTCTGAAATGGTTTTGAGCCTGGTCCGTAGATCGTGATGCTTAAAGGCAAGCCCTTTTCGTTATGCAAAGGGTCGCCATCAGGGGTTTCAAGCTCGACAATAGTGGTGTCGTTTACAGCAAGCGTGGAAATATCAAACATGGTAAATGATCCTTCGCGGGGATGTTTGCCCTTACCCCCAGCCCGTTGACCCCGCGAAGAGTCAGGCGGACGTGGGGCAGGTGCTAGGTTTTCCAATTAAGCAGCTAACGCTTCGACGATGCCAACGCCAGCAGAATTGGTGGTAATTTCAAGTGTGCAGGTTGCGGTAGTAATCGAATCGACCGATCCAACGCTAACCTTGAAGTTCATGACCTTGGCACGAAAGTAATACTTGTCGCCGTTTTGGGTCGTGACCTTGAAGCTGTAGTCATTGTCAGAAAGCGAAGCTGCTTTCATAATGATCTGACCAGCATCGTCAGTATCAAGACCGAGCGAAAGCGACATCGTGCCTTCGTTGAAGCTGCCCTTAAACTTTTGCGTCCCGCGAGTGCCTACTGGGTTATGCGTAACCAGGGCAAACTCTCGGCCAAACTCGCCAAGATCGGTGATCTCGCCAACTAAAGCAGGTGCAGGTGATGCGTTAAAGAGCGTGTTGTAACCGCTCGAATCATAGGTTGCAGGTGCAGACGATGTGACCCTGAGGGTTGAGCCTGCGGAGGTTGCGACAGTCATGGTTTTCTCCAGTTAAAAAGCCCCAACGGGGTCACTCGTAGTACATCAACATGTAATCGGCTGGCTGAGTCCAAACACCAATATCGTTGTCTCGGTCTACAGGGCCGATATTGTCTAAGCGGCAGCTCACGATAAGATGCCCCAAAACAGTATCATTATGCTTGAAATCAAGCAGAGTCCGCAATGCAGCAAGGATTTGCTTTACGGTGGCAATGTCTTTTGCAAGCGGATTGAATTGGATTCGAGCGCGAGCCATCTGATCTGCTGATTGATAGGCTAGCACTGGGTCTGGTGTCGTGTCGATGACGGTGTAGACCAAAGCAGGATAGTTTGTATTCTTTGGAAGCTGCACGAGCGCATTGCGCGTACCAATGACCGCCGTGATCGACGCATCTTTCAGCAGCTCTGCAACGATTAGTTCCGCACTCATTTTAGCTTTGCAACCTCAATAGGCAGTCGGTTTTCAACGTAAACCCTAAAAGCGTCCATCGCTTCTTTTTGCTTGCGATCAAAGGCTTTACGCATAAAGAACGTTGGCTTTATACCTGGATGAATCACAGCATTACGAATCACAAAACCACCTGGGGTGTTGAATTTTAGCCTCTTCGAAACCGTGTTCGCCGTTTTCTTTCTGCCAATCGTCGCTTTAGGGATACGATAGGGCTGACGCTTACTACGACCGCTTCCAGCGTAATAACTGGCTGTTCCGAATTCGAGCATGTGAGCGTAAAAAGCACCGCCTTTATTGCGATCAATTCTGACGTATCCGTATGCCTTACCGTAACGAACGTCTGATTCCGATTTGATGGACTTGCGAAGAAAACCGGAATCTTTAGGGACATTAGCCCTTGCCTCATCTCTAAATATAGCAGCGCCAGCTCGCAAAGCACCGCGAGTGATGTTGCGTTCGATCCTCACAGGTAGTTCTTGCAGCGCTGCGTAGAGCTCAGCAAGACCAGTGACTTCAAATTCCCGTTCCACTCTCAATCCAATTTAGAGTCGATTCGTCCCAACTGGACATTTTTCCGTCAGCGGGCATCGCTACTGGCGCTTCCCACTGAGCGTCTGAGTTAAGCGTCCAACTGGCAAAAGGCTTAGGCGGCACAAACGCGTCAATGTCTGCTCGGTAGGTGTAGCCAATCCCTGCGTAATTCTTCCTAAACGATCCGTTGTAACTTGTTTGCTTCCAAGCCAAGTAGCCGTTTGACCAGTTAATTAAGAAATCAATCCCTTTATGTTCTTGTTCAACGCCATTTTCATCAAGCAGCTCATTGTTGTGAACGACATGCACCTCAAGTACGACATTGTTTTCGTCTAGTTTTGCAAAATGAGCCATGTGCAATCCCTAGAATGTAATGGAGCCGTTTCCGGTCCACTTGTAAATACGATAACCACCAGAGACTGTAATCGTTGGTGATCCTGTGGTTGATGTTGCGGCAGCATAACTGTCTGCATAGCGGATAATTACGATACCTGAGCCACCATTGCCACCGTCTGATGTGAACGGAGATGCAGTACCAGTTCCGCCACCACCACCGCCTGTGTTGGCCGTACCAGATGTGCCATTGACATTGCCAACCGCACCATTACCGCTAACGCCAGCAGTGCCTACACCCGCTGTACCTGGAGATGAGCAACCACCACCACCCCCTGCTGAATAGGTTGTTGACGAACCGGAGATTGATGAAGTAGAGCCAGCGCCGCCATTACCACCTGTCGTAGATGTTGCGGCCACACCAGCACCGCCTGCACCGCCGCCGCCGCCAGCGCCTTTTGGCTCATTTCCACCACCACCATTATTACCTTGAGACGGAGATGTGCTTGGAGTATTTCCTGTGCCGCCTGTACCTGCGCCGTTAAAATGACTCCCGCCGCCGCCAGAGCCGCCATTTGCACCATTTTTGTCAGTGCTATTTACAACATTACCGCCTCCACCGCCTCCGGTAGACGTAATAGTTCCAAAGACAGAATCACCACCATTACCCCCTCTCGGGCTTGCCGCAACGCTAGGTGTTCCTGTTCCTCCGTTTCCTACAGTGACTGAAATCGATACGCCTGCTGTAACTGCATAACCTGTATTAGTTCTATAACCGCCACCACCACCACCGCCCTCGCCGCCTCCACCGCCACCAGCAACAACCAAATACTCAACGGATGGTGGGGCGCTAGGCGCAGCGGTTCCAGCAAATGCTGCTGCAATCGAAGCTGTGAGTGCGCCAGCCATTAAGTTACCCCTGCGCCAGAAACGTACCAAGTATCGGTTGCAACTTTAAGCAAAGTAGCCATACCTTTAGTGGCTACCGTACGGTTTCCTGTTGCGCCGTTGGCTAGCTGAAACGTCACGCCAGCACCAGAGATCGTTAGGCTCCCACTGTTGTTGTTGACAACAAGAATCGTGGTGCCAACATCTATCGGCGTTGTTGCGTTTAAGTTGACTGTAAGCGTCGCAGTTGAACCGCCTGTAAAGTAAATGTGCTTACCTGCATCGCTTGCAGCTACGGTTGTATTGGTGCTTTGCGGCGCTCCAATGTAACCAACCTTATTAGTGCCATCGACTGTACAGTTGCTCAAATTGCCGGATGTTGGCGTACCAAGTACAGGTGTCACAAGTGTTGGAGTGTTTGCAAATACCAGCGCACCTGTACCCGTCTCATCACTTACCGCAGCAGCTAAATTAGCTGATGATGGAGTCCCTAGCCATGTTGCTATGCCAGACCCAAAGGATGTGATGCCAGTGCCGCCGTTTGCAACAGCCAAAGTTCCAGCAAGCGTAATGGTTCCAGATGATGTTATTGGGCCACCAGACGTTGTAAGACCAGTCGTGCCACCAGAAACATCAACCGAAGTAACCGTACCCGATCCACCACCAGTAGCCGTTAGAGTTCCTGCAGAATAGGATAATCCTGACCCAACGGTTACATTAGAAAAGCCACCGCTGCCGTTGTTAGCGAGCAGCTGCGCGTTCGTGCCAGTGGTCGCCGCTGCGTAATCTGTGCCTGCCGTAGCGTTAGCTAATGCGCCGCCAGAGTTAGCTTTTAGCAGCGATGTTCCAGAGGGTGGAGCAAGGTAATCTGTGCCTGCTGTAGCATTAGCAAGAGCACCGCCCGAATTAGCTTTTAGAATCGCTGTGCCAGACGGAGGGGCGAGATAATCGCTGCCGGCAGATGCGTTGCTAAAACCTCCAGAGCCAGATCCTTTAAGTATGCTTGTGCCTGACGTTGCCGGAGCGTAATCAGTGCCGCTTGTGGCCGCTGCAATCACGCCTGAAGATGCTTTAAGCAATCCACTGGTTGATGCAGCCTTAATCAACTTTCCGGTCGTGCTATCGAATAGCGCAATCTGATTATCTGTTGCCGATGATGGCCCGACTACATCGCCTGAGCCACCTGCTCCAGTAGCCGAGAGTGTTCCTGCGCTAAAGCTAAGGCCGGTACCTACAGTGACGTTACTAAAGCCACCGGAGCCATTGCCGTACAGAATCGAAGTGCCGCTCGTTGCAGGCGCATAGTCTGTGCCGCTTGTCGCTGTCGTAAATCCTGATCCGTTGCCCTTAAGAATCCCGCTTAGGCTAGTCGTGACAGCAATCGTGCCGGAGCTCGTTACAGGTGAGCTTGCAACAGAAAACCCACTCGGCATCGTCAAACCAACGGAAGTGACCGCTGCAACCGTAATATTAGCTGTGCCATCAAATGAAACGCCGTTGATTGTCCTGGCGGTCTGTAACGCTGTGGCAGTTGCCGCATTACCTGATGTGCTCTGATTGAGCGTCGGAATATCAGCAGCGACTAGAGCCCTAAACGTAGGCACTCCAGACGATCCGTTAGGTGCAGCAAGCACATAGTTTGCTGTCTTGGATGCGTATGGGTTAACCGTATCACCATAGGCCGTGGCAAGCGCAATCGTGCCTGTGCTGGTAATCGTGCCACCGCTTAATCCTGTGCCTGCTGCGACGCTAGTAACACCGCTTGCGCTTTGCTCTGCCCACTCTACATCCGTCGCGCCAGCATTGACCCTAAGCACCTTCGTAGCGTTGCTAGCGTAAGACGGCAAAAGGTTAGTCCTTGCCCCAGCAGCAGTGCTAGCCCCAGTACCACCGTCTGCAACCGCCAGGTCAGTGATTCCAGCAATTGAACCTCCAGTAATCGCAATCGATGACGCATCTTGTGTGGCTACAGAGCCAAGACCAAGATTGGTTCGTGCATTTGATGCTGTAGTCGCACCTGTGCCACCTTGGTTTAGTGGCACTGTCCCAGTGCTTACAAGCTCGCTGTCTGAGTTTGTGAAAACTGGCTTGGATGCAGTCAGATTGCCAATAACTAAATCGGCAATATCGCCAGCGGAGATTTTAAAATTACTAGCGCCGCGAGTAACCGGAATTTCATCGGCAGATTGAGCTGGCGATCCGTCGTTTAACTGTGAGATCTTTACGTCGGCCATATTTACTCCAGAATCAAATAATTGCCGTTTTCGAGGATAAGAATATCGCCGTTT